GCGGTTTTATGGGTCTAAAACGCGTTTTGTGGGTTGTGGGATGACCCACGGAAAAGCGTTGATACGCTTAGGTTTTGGGGTTTTGTGGGTCTTTTGTGGGTCATGGCGCAACCCACGGAAAAGCGTTGATACGCCACGGTTTTGGGGCATTTTATAGGGTTGTGGGTCATTCTTTTTTCAAGTTGTCGGAAATTACACAGAATTGTGAAATAATGGCCGCGCCAAGATTTGACAGTTGGAGAGGCAGCGATTAAAAACACATGACCCACATTGCCCACATGACCCACATCGTTTTTTGACAACATGCCAAAACCACCCACATTGACGCCCAAAAGATTCGACAGAAGATTGACGTTAGAGCAACTAAATATTTTAGCGGCCGCCGGATCCGGAAACATCACAAAAGGTCTTGATGTCGTTTTGAGCTGCTACCAAGTACTGTATAACGCCGGCGTCAAAAGTGATGACAAGTTATTAATATTACTTTCAGATATACGGAAATCCGATAAGTGAGGGTTTTTTATATATAGGCGCTTGACCGTACAGGTACCTGCGAAATGGTGCCCCACGCTTTCACCTATCACTAAAAACTATCAACCCTGGCCAGGTGATAGCCAGGTTCTATCCCCAATAGTCTGCGTCAATGGCCTGCGCATCATGTCCGCATAACGAGCATTATGTAAAACGCGCTCGGCTGTCGGCCGGTAGGCATTGGCTATCGACCGCTTGCTTTTGTGACAACTTTGATGGGGGGGGAGGGGTCGGTCTGTCAGATTAAAATTTGCGGGTACCTCCAACCCACAAAAAAAAGCAAACCGGCTACAATGCTCGAAGCTTTCCAACTGGAGAAAAAGCGATGGCAACGGAATACAAAGCACCGCGCAAACTGCCGATGACTGAGAGTCAGAAGATCAAGGAGTTGCGCCGGATGATGATCGAGGGGCGCGGCAAGGCGGTCGTGCAAAAGATCATCGACATTGCGTTAGAGGACGGCCACCCAGGCCAGATGGCGGCGCTAAAGATGTGCGTCGACCGCACGCTCCCGGTCAGTATGTTTGAGAAGACCAACGGCCAGCGCAGCGCAGTCACCATCAACATCACAGGCATGGACGGCACGCCACTTCAGATCGGCGCATCCAGCACCCCCGAACCGCTGACGCTGGAGATGGAGACACCGAACAATGGCTGACTTGAACTTTCAACTGCTGCCGTGGCAGCAGACGGTTTTCTCCGATCCGACGCGCTTCAAAGTCGTCGCGGCCGGACGCCGGTGCGGTAAATCGAGACTGGCGGCGACCACCTTGCTAATCGAGGGACTGCGCTGCCCGCCCGGCTCTGCCGTGCTGTATGTCGCGCCCACCCAGGGCCAAGCGCGGCAGATTATCTGGAACGTGTTGCTCGATCTAGGGCGCGACGTGATCGCCAACAGTCACATCAACAACCAGGACATCACGCTGATCAACGGGGCGACGATCTATGTCAGAGGCGCCGACCGGCCCGACACCCTGCGCGGGGTGAGCTTGACCTACGCCGTGCTGGATGAAGTGGCCGACATTAAGCCCGAGGCGTGGGAGCAGGTCATTCGAGCGTCGTTGTCGGACAAGAAGGGGCGTGGGTTGTTCATCGGCACGCCCAAGGGCAGGAACTGGTTCCACGACTTGTACAAGTTGGGGCAGACGCAAGACGATGACGACTGGAAGAGCTGGCACTTCACCACCAAGGACAACCCGCTAATCGACCCGACTGAGATCGAGTCGGCGAAGAAGACGCTGTCGACGTTTGCATTTAAGCAAGAATACATGGCGAGCTTCGACAACGCCGGGGCGGACGTGTTCAAGGAAGACTGGATCAAGTACAGCGACGAGCCGCAGTACGGCAGTTACTACGTGGCGGTCGATCTGGCGGGGTTTGAAGAGGTGGCCAAGCAGGCGGCGAACTCCAAGAAGCGCTTAGACGAGTCGGCGATTGCGATTGTAAAGGTGACCGAGGACGGCACGTGGTGGGTGAAGGACATCTGGCACGGGCGGTGGGACATCCGGGAGACGGCGGCGAAGATCCTGATGGCCATGCGCGATTACCGGCCGATGTCGGTGGGGATCGAGCGGGGGGCACTAAAGAACGCGGTTTTGCCGTATTTGAGTGACTTAATGCGTAAGAATAATGTATATTCGCACATAGTTGACCTGACGCACGGCAACCGAAAAAAGGCCGACCGGATAATCTGGGGACTCCAAGGTCGTTTCGAGCATGGACGCATCGTGCTAAACGAAGACGGCGATTGGGAAACATTCCTCGACCAACTGCTGTTGTTTCCTGCGCAGGGCGTGCATGATGACCTGCCCGATGCATTGTCCTACATAGACCAGTTGGCCGTAACCTCTTACTTTGCGGACGACGCGGATGATGATTGGGAACCAATCGACGTGATCGCTGGAGTGTGAGATGGACCAAAACGACTTTGATCAGCCAGACGAGGCCGATAAAGAGTTAGTTTCTTTCGTGACTGATCATTGTGATCGGTGGCGTACCTACCGAGACATCAATTTCCTGCCAAGCTGGGAAGAGTACGAACGTATCTTCCGTGGCGAGTGGGCAATCGAAGACAAGACCCGCGAATCTGAACGCTCCCGCCTGGTCACGCCGATGACGCAGCAGGCGGTGGAGACGCGCCACGCCGAGATCATGGAGGCGATTTTTGGCTCGGGCGAGTACTTCGACATCGAAGACGACTTGAAGGACATCGACGGCAGCCCACTGGACGTGGAGATGCTAAAGCGCCAGTTGATGGAGGACTTCAAGAAGGACAAGATCAGAAAATCTATCGATCACATCGAGTTGTTAGCCGAAATCTATGGCACCGGTATTGGTGAGATCGTGGTCAGCATGGAGAAGGAGTACATGCCGGCTACGCAACCGATCCCTGGCCAGATGGGGCAGGCGGCCATTGGCGTGATCGAGAAGCCGCGGGTGTCGGTCAAGTTGGTGCCGGTGAACCCGAAGAACTTCCTATTTGACCCGAACGGCACGTCGGTCGACGACTGCATGGGCGTGGCGATTGAGAAGTACGTATCGATCCACAAGGTGGTGCGCAACATCGAGCGCGGCATCTATCGCAAAGTCAACATCACCCCGACGTACGAAGACACTGATCTGGAGCCGACACAAGAGGTCAGCGCCTACGAAGATGAGAAGGTCAAGCTTCTGACCTACTACGGTCTGGTGCCTAAAGAGTACATCGCCAAGTTGAACGAAAGCGACGAGGAGATGGTCGATCTGTTCCCGGAAGATTCAGCGGCCGAGGACTACAGCGACATGGTCGAGGCGATCGTTGTGATTGCCAACGACGGGATGCTCTTGAAGGCCGAAGAGAATCCGTACATGATGAAGGATCGTCCGGTGCTGTCGTACCAGGACGACACGGTGCCCAACCGCTTGCTAGGGCGGGGGACGGTGGAGAAGGCGTACAACATGCAGAAAGCGATCGACGCAGAAGTGCGCTCGCATTTGGATGGACTGGCGCTGACATCGGCGCCGATGATGGCAATGGACGCGACGCGTCTGCCACGTGGGGCGAAGTTTGAAGTGCGTCCGGGCAAGGCGATTCTAACCAACGGCAACCCGAACGAGATTCTGTTTCCGTTCAAGTTTGGTCAGACGTCGAACGACAACTTGGCCACCGCCCAGCGGTTTGAGACGATGCTGTTGCAGGCAACCGGCACGTTGGACAGTCAAGGGATGGTCAGCCAAGTCTCGCGTGACGGTGGCAACGCCGGCATGTCGATGGCAGTCGCCTCGATCATTAAGAAGTACAAGCGCACGCTGGTGAACTTCCAAGAAGACTTTTTGATGCCATTCATCAAGAAGTCGGCGTTTAGGTACATGCAGTTCGACCCCGAGCGGTATCCGTCGGTGGATATGAACTTCATCCCAACTGCGACACTGGGCATCATCGCTCGCGAGTACGAGCAGGCGCAGTTCATTGCGCTGTTGCAGACCTTGGGGCCAGACACACCGGTGCTGCCGTTGATTCTGAAGGGCATTGTGGCCAACAGCTCGCTGTCTAACCGCATGGAGCTGATGGAGTCGCTGACACAGATGGCGCAGCCGAACCCAGAACAGCAGCAAATGGCGCAGATGCAGCAGCAGTTGGCTATGCAAGCAGCGCAGGCGCAGATCGCGGTCAATCAGACGCAGGCCGAGCAGAACCGTGCAGAGGCCACGAAGACGCTGATCGAGGCGCGGTTGAAGCCGGTCGAGACGGAAGCGAAGATCATGGCGGCCAATACGCAGAATTTGCCGAACAATGATGAGCTGGCGTCCAAAGAGTTCGACAAGCGGGTCAAGATTGCTGAATTGATGTTGAAAGAAGCCGACATCAAGAACAAATCAAAGATTGTTGAGATGCAGATGGCGGATAAACAGAACAAGATCAGCGGCATGGAAGAAGACTTCCTTGAAGAACTGACCAAGGAGCTGTCGAATGGACGTTGAAAGCCTCGCTAAACAGTTAATTCTGCAAAACATGACGCCAGAGCAGCAAAATGCTGTTCTGGAGTCGGTTCGTGCGTCACTTTTAGAGGCTAGAAGCAACCAAAAACGTCGTGTCAGTGAAAACGTCGGCATGGTGGTCGACGCCTTGAAGAAGATCGAGGAGGACATTCGTGCCAAATACGACGATCTAGGTCAGAAAATCACGGATCGGGTCAACTCGGTACGTGATGGTGTCGATGGTATCGACGGCCGCGACGGTAAAGACGGTAAAGATGGCCGCCCAGGCCGGGACGGCGCTACGGGACCGATGGGTCCAGCCGGTAAAGACGGCGTTAATGGTGTCGATGGTGAAGATGGTGTGTCGGTTACGGACGCCAAGATTGATTTTGACGGCTCACTCGTCATTACGCTGTCGAATGGCCGTGAGATTAACGTCGGTGAAGTCGTTGCACCTGATCTAGCCGAGCGGATCAAGGTCATCACTAACGGTGGCGGCACGTCGCAGACGGTGTTGGATGCATTGGCCAGTCTGCAAGCGCAGATTGATGCATTGGTAGTGCTTGACTATCAAGGTACATGGAACGCTTCTACCAATACACCAACCCTAGCGTCTGGTGTCGGCACTTCGGGTTACTACTACATTGTGTCAGTCGCTGGATCAACTACTCTTGACGGCATTAGCGATTGGCAGCCGGGCGATTGGTTGATTTTTAATGGTACTGTCTGGCAAAAGATTGATCAGAGCTGGGCGACAGCAGGCGCGAACAACAACATCACCTCAATGACGGGGATCACCGGCGGTATTTCGTCGCCGGATTTCATTCAGTTTGACACTGGTGCAACAGTCACAAACGCAGCCGGTCGGCTGTACTGGGATGCTACTCAGCAGACTATGACAGTCGGCTTAAACGCCAATATCGCTGCCGATATAGGTCAGACCTTGTACGCCTACGCGACGAACGCGGAATCGGTGACGATTACTAAGGGTCAGCCGGTCTATATGTTCGCCGCGCAAGGCGATCGGGTGTCGGTCAAGCTTGCGTACAACACAGGCGACGCGACATCGGCAAAGACTTTGGGCGTTTGCGCTGAAGATATTGGTGCCAATCAGGCCGGCATGATTCTGTGCCAAGGTGTGCAGGATGGTTTGAATCTTGGTGCATACACCGCAGGCGATACGTTGTATCTAGGCGCGACTGCTGGCACACTGACTAGTACAAAGCCATACGCACCAAATCATTTGGTCTATATCGGTGTGGTCGAGCGCGCGAATGCCGGCAACGGTCGTCTGTACGTGCGCGTACAGAACGGTTATGAACTGGACGAGCTGCATAACGTCTCAGCGCAGAACCCATCAAACGGTCAGGTGTTGATCTATAACGCGTCGACCAGTCTGTGGGAAAAAAACACACTGACTGACGGCACGGGCATTACGATCACTGAGGGCGCTGGATCAATTACGGTTACTAATGCGGGCGTATTAAGCGCCATAGCTGGCACCGGTATTTCTGTGTCTGGTGCAACGGGTAATGTGACGATTACCAATAGCGCGCCAGACCAG